AGATATACGGACTGTCGGCCAGTGCACAGGCATCAGTGCGGATAAAAGCTACAGGGGTACGGATCCAGGGGACTTATTAATATTCGAAGGAGATCTATTTAGAGATTGTTTTTCAGACGAATATGGCATTGTGAGATATGGCGTATATAAGCACTCTGATGCTTCAAGTGACTATCAAAACGGGGGTTGCGGGTTTTACGTTGATTGGAGCCATTCGAAAAAATGCGAATATCACAGACAGGATTTAAATTATTGGGCGCAATATGAAATTGCTGGGAATATACACGAACATAGGCACTTATTTGAGGTGCAGCAGGATGAGGAGGAGTGATAAATCATGTATATACATCCATTTTGGTGTGGCGTAATGGCTACAGTTTTGATAGAGATTATTTTGATTGTTGTAATTGCAATAATGGCACACAAAAAATAACACGAAAGGAAAGGAAAGGTTAAATCATGATAAAAACAAAAAATTATGGAGTTAAAGCTGAGTTTGGCACTGGCGATATACATATGTTTTCTGGATATGATAGTGACGCCAAGAAAGGTACATTATATTTAGAAAACCACGGCGAGCCACATGAAATTGGAACTATGTCAGATGATTATATGGCTAAAAGGTTTCAAAATAAAATACTTGATGAATCAAAGATGCCCTGCATTATGACGTTCACGAAAACGGAATCTATAGATGCGTTAATACGTCAGTTGGAAATTACAAAGCAATGCATGGTTGACGATGGCGTACTTAATCCGATAGCAAATGTAACTGTGATCGAAGAGAATATGCAGTTATTGGAGGGTAATAATGTACAGCAAGAATAACGAGGGGTGGATGATATCATGCCAAATGTAAGACCAATAAACGAAAAAAAATATCAGATCAGCAAGCGACGATTCGCAGAGTTATACAATTTCTGTCTGCAATATAACGAGTGGAAGGATGAATTGCAATATAAGACGGATAACCCTTCCGCTGATAGGAGAAAGGAATTATCAGATAAATGCAAACTGGTTGAGCAGACAGCTATTGAAGCCGGTCCAGATATCTACCCGTATCTATTTAAAGCCGTGACAAATGATCTGTCGTATAATTATTTAAAAACAGTCATGGGAATCCCCTGTGGAAAAGATATGTACTATGACCGGCGCAAGAAATTTTACTGGTTATTATCTCAAAAAAAATAAAAGAACCGTAAACGGAGGACAACTTTGTATGTTATCATTGTGCTGAGCGAAATATAAAAAATTCAATGATAATTCATTATCTCACTTGCAAGATTATAAAAACAACGATTGAGAGGTGGCGATGCTTGCCAAGAACACTTAATAAAAAAGCGAAAGAAGCCAAGGAATTATATTTAAAGGGTTTGAAATTAATTGAAATAGCAGAGCAACTAAAAGTACCTGAGGGAACTGTCCGCAGCTGGAAGAATAGAGGTAAGTGGAATGCAACGTTGCAAACGGATAAACGCAACGTTGCAAAAAAAAGAGGTGCGCCACTTGGAAATAAAAATGCGACCGGACCACCCGGAAACAAACATGCAGAAAAATACGGTTTCTTTGCAAAGCATCTTCCGGAAGAAACACTGTCCATCATTCAGGAAATCGACAAAAAAAATCTACTAGATATCCGGTGGGAGAACATCCAAATCCAGTATGCAGCCATCATCCGGGCGCAGCAAATTATGTATGTCAAGGATAAAAAAGATAAGACCAAATCCAAAGTGGGAGAGAAGCATGGCAATGTTTCGGGTGAAGAGTGGGAGATACAATACGCATGGGACAAGCAGGCGAATTTCATACAGGCACAAAGCCAGGCAATGAAAACTCTTGACGGAATGATCAAGCAGTATGACGAGATGTTGCATAAGAACTGGGATTTGGCAACGGAAGAACAGAAGACCCGTATTGATGCCATGAAATCCAAGATACAATCAAACGATGCGGATTCGTTGCCGCCGATAAATTTCATCGGGATAGATGATGTGAAGGAGTGATGCGATATTGACGAACTGAATATTTCACTCCAACAGGTAATCGGGAAAGGGTATGCTGATTTTTGGAATTGCCGGAGTAAGTACCGGGTATGCAAGGGCAGTCGAATGTCTAAAAAATCAAAGACAACGGCTCTATGGTATATTTCGCATATGATGTATTTTTGGTACAGATACGGGATAAAGCCACATGTATTGGTTGTAAGACGATTTTTCAACACTCACAAGCAAAGCACCCGGATGGAGTTAATATGGGCGATATATAGATTAGGAGTAGAGGCATATTGGCATATCCCAAAGGGAGAGCATACGTTGACTTTCAAGCCGTCTGGTCAGCAAATATTATTCAGGGGCATGGATAACCCTGATAGCATAACGTCCATAACGGTTAAAGACGGATATCTGTGTTGGGTTTGGTGGGAGGAAGCTTATCAGTGCCAGAATGAACAGGATTTCGATAAAGTGGATTTAAGTATCAGGGGCGATTTGCCGGAACCGTTATTCAAGCAGCATACATTAATATTCAATCCATGGAGTGAAAAAACGTGGATCAAGCATAGATTTTTTGATGTGAAACAAAAAAATGTGGAAACATTCACAACGAATTATCTCTGCAATGAATTTCTTGGCAAGGATGATATTGAGACATTCGACATCATGAAGGAAATAAATCCTCGAAGATATGAGATTGAGGGACTAGGTAACTGGGGAATTGCTGAAGGGTTAATCTTTACGAATTGGAAAATCTGGGACGAAAAAGAACCAGCGCTGAACGATCTTCTGGCAATGTCGGAACATTACCGGCACTTCAATGGATTGGATTTTGGCTATACACACCCCACTGCATTTTCAGCGGCATTGAATAAGCGAAATGAGTTTAAGTTGTATGTGTATGATGAATTTTATGAATCCACAATGAGCAATCAAAAAATCGCTAATTCAATCATCTCAAAGGGATTCAGAAACGAGCGGATTACAGCGGATAGCGAAGATAGGAGAACGATCAACGAATTAAAGTTATTAGGTTTATACGGAATAAAGGGAGCGGTAAAGGGTCCGGGAAGCGTATTGGCAGGAATCCAGAAATTACAGGATTATCAAATGATCGTCCATCCGAGATGCCAGAATTTCATGATAGAGCTTAATAATTACGTATGGAAAGTTGATCCAAAAACGGGTAAAACAATGAATGAACCTAATAAGGAATTTGACCATCTGATGGACGCAAACAGATATGGCACTGAAAAGCTTACTAAAATTGGTGCAAAGATAGGTTAAGGGGGAAATATGTTACTTCAAAATCAACCACAACAGATTAATGAACAGTTGTTGCAGATACCGCAGGAATTATCAAACAAGGAGATCACCCGGATCATCCTGAACGAATGGAGAGATTCAGAGACCATTCTGGATATGATTCGTGCCAATGAGTACTTCAAGGTGAGGAATACACAGATTCGGCAAAAAAATAGGGATTGCCTGAATGAACATGGGGAAAGAATTAGTAATGATACTCTTTCAAATGCGAAATTGCCATCTGCGTTTTTACGGAAATCAGTGCTTCAAAAAGTAAATTATGCATTTGCCAAACCATTTTTAATCAGTGTTGAAAAGATTGAAAAATCAAGCGAAATCAATAATTCAAAAGCGGACAACCAGCAGATTGATGAATTCAAGAAATTATATTTAAGCGAATGGTCTGATTTCCTGAATGTAAAATTCCGCAAGAATTTAAAGCGACTGGCGAAAAATGCGATAAACAATGGAATCGCCTGGAACTATGTATGGATTGACGCAAAAGGCGATTTACAGGTAGTAAATGTGGACAGTGAAACAATCTATCCGTGGTGGAGAGATAGGGCGCATGAATCACTAGATGCGATTGTAAGGGATTTTATCGTCATAGACTTTTCGGAAAGCGAAACCGGCATTGAGATCCAGAAGGTAGAATATTGGGATGCGGAAACCGTTGAAAGATTCATTGATGACGGCGGTGAACTAACCATTGATGTGGCTGCCGAAGGCGTGCAGGAATTACCTGCTGCAACCGCCCATATGACAAGACCGATTGTGAATGAAAACGGAGAAGAAGGACAAAAAGCATTATCTTGGGGGAAAGTTCCATTCATTGCATTGAAAGCTAATGACGATGAATTGCCGTTATTGAATGTGATTATCGACCGTATAGATGCCTATGACCAACTTGACAGTAATTCGGTTGATGGTTTAGACGATGATATCGACCCAATCTTAACCGTCAAAGGATTAACCACGCAATGGCATGAATTGGCGAATATCAGGCAGACGATTAAAAATACTAGAATCATCACATTCGATGAAGATGGTGGAGAAGCAGCTTTTGTACAGCCGCAACAAAATATTGATGCCATCCAAAAAAAATTAGAATCACTCCGTAAAGACATCCGAGAATTCGCATGCGATGTTGATACGCAGGATGTCAGATTTGGGAGTAATCCAAGCGGCGTAGCTTTGAAATCGATGTATCAGGATCTTGACACCTATATCAACGACCTGGAAACAGAATTCGAGATGTATATCCATAATCTGAAATATTTCTTTGATAGATGGCTTGAATTCAAGGGAGTCGGCAACGTCGAATTATGGGAGCAGTACAATATCACCGTGACGCTCGACCGCGACATGATGATTAACGAGAGCGAATTGGTCACGAACCTGCGGAACCTCGGAGACCCAAATCTTAGCCAGGAAACGCTTGATCTCTATAACCCGGCTGTAGAATCGCCAAGGATAGAAAATGAGCGACGTGAGAAAGAAGCGGAACAGCGGAAGCAGGACGAATTAGACAGAAGCGAACTATATCAATTCAATCAGCAGTTAATGGCTCAATTACAGGGACGGGAGGGAGAAAGGTATGGAGCGAATTCAGGCGAAGATCTATGAAAATAATCCAGATCTATTCACTTATCCACAAATGAAAAACCATCTTGATTTGTATAAAAAATATGTGAGAAACGTGAATGATTATTTTGATGATTCGGATAATCCAAATATTAATTATGATGCAAATGCTGTTATGTTGCATGAATTATTCTTTGAAAATATAAAATCCTATGCAAATACATCGGATAAAAGCAACTTATTATTCAAGAATATGATGGGATTTAATTTTTATATGTTTGAAGATTGGAAAAGAGATTTTATAAAAACCGCTATAAAATCCAGAGGCTGGGTGATCTTTGGATTTGATCCGATACTCGGGATTTATCGGAATGTAAGCATGGAATCCCATGATAAGGGCTTTACAATTGGATTAGAGCCGGCATTGGTATTGGATTGTTATGAGCATTCATATTTTATGAATTACGGTTCTGATAAAGCGGGTTACATTGGAGCATTTATTAATAATATCAACTGGGATATTGTGATGGATCGCATGAATTCGATCACATTAGCGACAAGCTAGTGACAAAAGCAAGCGGAAAGCCTATAAAACAAGGGATTTTATTTAATTGTCCATTAAAGAGCATGAAACCTAAATTTTTAAAAAATTAGGAGGATAATATGAAATTTATATTTAAAAGCATTATCGAAGAAAATAGATCAGGAACATTTGATATTCCAAGAAGTTTTTTCAGAAGAGAGCCTGATGCAGTAATGTCAGTTATGTCGAAAATGGCAATTGTGCGTTGTGAATCATTAGAGTTAGAAGATGCTTTTCGCTATATAGCATATTCTCCTTTATTCGAACCGATGAATGCTGAGTTTGAATGTCCTAAATATACTATCATTGTCACAAAGGACGATAATAGTTTTACAGTGCAAGCGATAAAGGATGAAAATTAACACGCAGTTAAAAGGAAATACCTAACAAGAAAGGAGCAAGTATAATGGGCACGCTTTGGTACATCTGTGGATATATAATAGGATTTTCAGCAGGTAGAAGATGGGGAAAGAAAGATAAATTAAAAGGAGAACGAAAGCGATGAACGATAGATATAAATTTCGTGTATGGGATAAGGTAGGTGAAAGAATGATCGTTGATGTGCAAGACTTTATCCCACTTAAAATAACCAATAAAGGAATTTTGAGATTAAATCCGCTTCACGAAGAAAATTTATATACATTAATTGAATTTGGTGATCCATTTATTCCAATGCAGTGTATTGGACTGAAATATAAAAACGGAGCATTGATCTTTGAAGGTGACATTTGTTTTAATCCTAATTGCGATGATACAGAAAGCGGTAAAAATTATCGTGTTATTTACTGGGAAGAAACCTGGGCAAAATTTAGTGCTGATTATTTTTGTAGCGGGCATAAATTTATGACCAATTGTGAGATCACCTGTGAAGATGCATGTCATTGGGAAGTGGTCGGAAACATTTATGAAAACGCAGGATTAATATGAGAAAAATGGAGAGCTGGGAATGAATAAGTTTTATTCTTCATGAGAAAGGAGCCATAGGGAAT